ATGCTGAACTATAGAGAAAAGTTTGAGTTGTTAGAAGATATACAAAGAATGGCTGGCAAAGATGTAAACGTGCAGTTTGTAGCAGAGCTAGAAGGTACGCTTACTGCTAAACAGGCAGCTGACTATGGGTTAACAGAAGGCGATACATATAGTGCAGGAGGAGAATTTATTGCTGGCACAAATCCAGCAGATGATTTAATAATGATTTCAATGTTCAGTAAAGGTGGTTATAGAGGTTTTAGTAAACTACTTAGAACTGCTTTTCACGAATCATTCCATAGAATACAAAAACGATTATTAAGCAAAGCAGATCAAAAAGCTCTTATAGCAGGAGAGAAAGAGATAAGAGATTTAGCTGCTAAGACTATGCCAGAATTTAGAGAGAGTATTCTTGATGGCACGTTAGGTAGGCAAGAGGTAGAAGCTATAGCTTTTAGTGATTGGTATATGCGTAATACTGATTACCCAAAGGCAACCTGGGCAGAACCATTTAAAAAAATTGCACAGATTATTGAACGTACAGGTAATTTTCTAAAAGGTAGAGGCTATCAAACCTGGGATGATGTATTTGAAAGAGCAATGCGTGGGGAAACAGCAGAACAAGCTGTAGCTAATGATCTAATTGCACCAGCAACACAACTTGCTATTGATCCTCCAGATCCAGATAGACTTGCTAACGAAATACAAAAAAATATAGAAGCAATAAATAACGGAGATATGAGTATAGAAGAAGCTCTTAAAAATCAAGCAGCAGATGAGCCTAGAAGATTAATTAGTCGCAGCGGTAAAACACAATATGTAGAGACACCTAGCGAACAATTAGCTGCATCTTACAAAGCATTTAACGATTTAATATATAACCTTACATTTGACAGAGCAGAAGCTACAGGCATAGCAAGTCTTGATAGAGCTATGTTGTTTAACCAGGCTGTAGATAAGTTAAGAATGGATGGTGGAGATTCAGACGCAATAATATCAAGCGTAGAAAGAGCATTAAAAGGAGATCCAAGATCAGCAGATGACTTAATAGCTATAGCCACATTGCAACTGCAAACAGACATTGTAAGAAACAAGACAGGAATACAAAGCCAGGCATACTTATCTGCTTCTGAGTCGGAAAAAGGTATTGAACTACAAAGGCTTAAAGCAATGTTAGGAGAGCAGCTAAAACTAGATGTTGCATACATGAGTGTAATGAGAAAGACAGGTCAGAGATTAAGCATGGGTAAGTTAATGTTTAGAGCAGATGATGTAGATTTATCTGACTTACCTAGCGAAGTAACTCTTAGAAAAGGTACATCTAACGAAGCTGGTGCAAAAATATTACAAGATGGCTTTGACGTTACCCAGGAGACAGGTTCTATGGGTCAAGCTGTCTACTTTACTACTGACGAAAGCAGTATAAAAGTAATGGATGGTTACGATAACGCAGAAATATATGGCGATTTAATTAACGACATAAAAATATTAGACCTATCTGCAATGAATAAAAGGTTAACTGATTTAGTAACTGACCTAGGGTTAGGCAAGGTAAAGAAAACTAAGAACGGACTAGAGCTAAACCCTGCACAAATAGAGGGTATAAAAGCATATTTAGCAGATAGAGGTTATGCAGGAATAAGGTACGAACCTAGAGATACTGGCCGCCCTAATGCACCAGCTGACGAAATAGCTATCTTTGACAATAATTCTGCTAACAGAATAGTAGGATCTGATGCAAGCGTACCTCCTAGTGCAACTCCAGAAGCACCAAAAAGAACTTTATTAGAGCAAGCTATTGCAAAGTCAGAGGATTTATTAAACGATAAGTTAGATCCTAAATTATTAGATGCTATAGAAAGCGGAGAGCTAACACAGGAAGCAATAGAACTTGGAGATGTTATGGTAGCTATCTCTAACTATTCGCAAAAAAATAGAGGATTTAACAAGCACATATCTGACTTAATAGAACAAACTCCTAAAGGTGGACTGACCCAAAGAAGATTACTTAACTTCTATCGAGGTTCAATATTATTATCAGGAGAAACTACCTGGAAGATGATGATAGGTGGTTTATATAGAGCAGCTACATTGCCTGTTATACAAACTATGGGAGGCTTTACTAGAGGCGTAGGTCAATCTATAACAGGAAACAAAGCAGAGGCATATAAGAGTTTTAGAAGAGCAAGATTAGGAGCAATGATATATGGACAGTACTACCAGAACCTAAGTAACGCTTTTCGTCTTATGGGCGCAACATTAATGGAAAATGAAACCTTTGGTAATTTAGGTGTAGATCAGATGCAGCTAAGAACTAATAGTAGGTTTAACCCTACTGACCAACTTAGCTTGGGAAGTGACGAGGTACAGGTAAACAAGAAAAGTGATATATGGCACGCAGATCCAAACAATAAAAATTGGATTGCTAATGCTGCGTTAAGAGTTATAAGCTCAGTACCTAAAGTTACAGGTCGTTTAGCTGGTGGTGTAGATACATTTATGAGTTCATTAGTTGGACCAAGTATGGAATATGTCAGGTTTTTAGACCAGGAGTTATATCACGCAGAGACAGTATTAGGTATGCGCCCTGGATCTGACGAAGCATTTAACTATGCAAGTGATAGGGCTGTCGAGTTAGTCAAAGCAGAAATGGTAGACGTAACACTTGCTAATGGTAAGAAGATAGAAAATGGTGCGCTTACTGGTCAAAATGCAAGATATATTATGGATTGGGTTAACTTTACTGACTCACTAGAGGTTGTACCAGCACCAAGAACATACGACTATGGTGTAAGAAAAGCTAGAGAAAGTGGTATTACAGATCCTTTAGACGTACATAACTTTGCAAATAAATATGTAAATGAAGGTAGCAATATATTTAACCAGGGTGGTGCAGCTGGTGGCATCGCAAAAGCATCGCAAGCTGTAGGACTTGTGCCAAAAGCATTAGGAAACGTAGTAGAAAACTATCCTGCATTTGGTCTTATATATCCACTACCTAGAGGACCAATAAATATTATTAAAGCAAGTGCAAGAGCATTTCCTATTACTGCACCATTTGTAGATACATTTTGGAGAGATATAACTTCAGAAGATTTATTTACAAGAGATAGAGCTATAGGAGAAATGGCATTTGGCACTACAACACTAGCTGGCGGTATAGCATTGCTGTCTACAGGATTAGTTGAGTTTACTGGCTTTAGGGCTACTAACTATAGAGACAGAGAAGTTGGACCAGAAAGTATCGAAAGAGGTAGAGAGCCTATGAGCATAAGATTTAAGAATCCATTTAGTGACAGCGAAGAATGGACACCCTGGTACTCACTACAGACCTTTGATACATTAAGCAATATTTTTGGTGCAATAGGAGAATATGTAGAGGTTGGCAACAGCCTTACAGAAGAAGAAAAAGAAGTAGAAAGTTCTATAGTCGTAATGAAGATTGCACACGTTGCAAGAGCATTAGGTATGGGTCAATTTAGCAAACAGATACTATCTAGTATTACTGAACTGTTTGACGTTGTAGCTGGATTTGATGAAGATGCTGCAAGAAGGATGAAAAAAGGTAAAACTAGTGCATTTAGCAGGTACATAGAAAGAAAACTATCATCATTGCTAGTACCAGCTTTTGTTAGAAAAATGAATATAGGAGAGGCAAGAAGAGATATTGTAGCTAGTGAATTACCTTTTCCATTTAATGTTATATCAAACACCGCCCAAAGAGTACAATTACAAATTCCTGGAGCAAGAGAAGCATTACCACCTATATTGCATAACTACTCAGGAGATATTGTAAACGAAAGAGATTACGCTGGTACAGGTGCAATACCAGAAGATATGCCCTGGCTAAAGTTTTTCTATAAAATGAACACGCCATTTTCTGCATTTCCTAGTCGTACAAAATCTGCACATCCTGTCGATGTAGAACTAAGTAAGTTATATGGTAAAGGCTCTAACTACAAACCCTGGAATGATAATATTTTTAATTTACCAGGCAGAGTTCTTAACAGGGAAGAATTAAATAGATTAATAACTATAGGTACAAAAGAAATTAGAAACGAAGCTGGAAATACTTTATGGGAAGAACTTACAGCATTAGTCACAATAGATCCAGTTTATGCCTCTCTGCCGTATGATGTTAGTAGCGATGTTGAAAGCCAAAGAATGACAATGATCAAAAATGTCGTTGCTGAATTTAAAGAAAAAGCAAAAGAGAAATTTTTAGAAGAAAGGCCAGATATTCGTTTACTTATAGAAGAAAGAAATCAAAAAATCATTGATAAACAATACACAAGAGATAGACTAAATACATTAAACGACAAACAAAGTCGCAATGATTCTAACCAGTTTTTAGCACAACTTAACTAATGGCTTTTGCACAACGCATAATAACTAGCAACTCAGCTGGAGATCAAGAATTTACTTTTACCTTTGACTACATCAAAGAAGAACATATAAAAGTATTTGTTAATTTTGTAGAAAAAGCACAGGGTACGGGAAGTAACGAGTTTCAAGTAATAACTAATACAACACCAAAAAAAATACGTCTTAATACAGGATTAGCTTCTGCTAACACTAGGGTAGAAATAAGAAGAGTATCATCACTATCTACTCCGTTAGTTGATTTTACAGATGGTTCGACACTTACAGCTGCTGATTTAGATACAGCAGAAAAACAAAGTTTATTTATAGACCAAGAGTTAGATGACGCACTCAAACAAGGTATATCTATAGATACAAGTACAGGAGTTCCAACTCTTAATAGTCAGCGACTTTCTAATGTTTCAGATCCAGTTAATGCCCAGGATGCAGTAACAAAAGCATATTTAGAAAGAAGTGGCAGTATTACATCTACACAAATACTAGATGGAACTATTGTTAATGCTGATATAAATGCGTCAGCTGCTATTGCTAAATCAAAACTTGCTTCACTAGATATTGTTAACGCAGACGTAAATGCAAGTGCAGCTATTGCTGGTTCTAAATTAGCAGATGCTTCTATCACTTATTCAAAAATACAAAACGTATCAGCTACAAACAGAATTTTAGGTAGAGACTCTAGCGGTGCAGGAGTTATTGAAGAAATAACACCAGCTAATCTACGAACAATGATTAACGTAGAAGATGGTGCTACCGCAGACCAAAGTGCAGCAGAGATAAGAACCCTGGTGGAATCTGCGTCAGATAGTAATGTCTTTACAGATGCTGACCACACAAAATTAAATGCTATTGAAGCAAGCGCAGACGTTACAGATGCAACTAATGTAGACGCTGCTGGTGCGGTAATGAACAGCGATACAACTACAGCTGCTATGCAGTTTGTTATAGATGAAGATAGTTTTGGTTCAAATCTAGATACAAAAGTACCTACACAACAATCAGTCAAAGCCTATATAACTGCAACATCACAACCTCTTGATAGCGAGTTATCACAGTTAGCTGGTATGCAATCAGGTACAGCTTCAAAGTTAGCTGATAGTACCGCCCTGACTGCTGACATTGCCGATCTAAACCAGTTAGATGGCATGGCAAAAGAAACATCTATTACTAATAGCAATACAAAATTTCCTACTTCTGCTGCTGTTGTAAACTTTGTTGCCAACCAAATAGCTCCTGTTGGTGGACTAGAGGTTATAGCAGATGAAGATAGCTTTCCTACAACACAGCCAGTATCAGGTGTTGTTATTAGTATTTCTAATGCTGATGGTTTAGTTATTAATAGTTCTGGAGTAGCAACAAACGCCAGGACACTAGGTAATGGCAGTGACAACGTAACTATAAATAATTTTCCAGCAAGTCTTAGAAGTAAAACATTATCAAATAATTTAGGTTTACTTGTAAGCTCTACAGGTGCAAGTCAGATATATAACTATCATAAATTACTAGCAAAAGAAGAAGATGTTTTACAACTATCTGATGATATTAACGATTTTAATGCTAGATACAGAGTAGGCACTTCAAATCCTACAAGTGATAATGATGCAGGAGATTTATTTTTTAATACATCTACTCAAAAACTATTAGTTTATAACGGAACATCAAACGCCTGGGAAGAAGCGCAATCTGTTGGTAACTTTTTCATATCTACACTTAGCCCTGCATTTGATGGTAGTACTCAAAACTTTA